AGGCTCAGACTGTCGCCGGTCGCCCATGTCCACGGCGCAGCAGCAGCGACCACCGCACCAGTGTCGAGCAGGACTTGCACGGTGCCGGGTGCGTTGTTGAACACTTGTCCGGTGCGGCGCGCGGTGGCTGAGGTGTCGAACGCGACCGCCCCGCCCATCGCGATGTTGGTTAAGGTCGCCCACACTGACGGGACAGGCAGCGCGAAAATCCATGCACCAGACCCGTAGGTCGTCGTGGAGCCCGCCACGAGTGTGATGTTGCAGATGATCGTCTTTCCGACCCGCAGCATCCGGCCTGTCAAGGTGCCGTTGCCGAGTGCCGGGTTCGTGGTCGCGGCAGTCCACGTGGGGGTGAAAACCTCCCACACCCCCTGCAAGCCCGCAGCAAAGTCGCGGACCTCCGTGTTCATCTTGGCTGCCGACACAATCTCGCCAGGCGTCCACGTGGCCGGGGTGCTGTTGACGCTCACACGAGCCTCCAATAGTCCAAGGCCCCGTAGGCCGAGTCGAGTTTGAGCGGTGAGTCATTGGGGCTGGTGTTGAGCTGCATCTCCCAGGCGTCGAGGCCGATGGTCTCGGTCCAGCCCTCCACGAAAAGCGACACTGTGTTGCCGGGTGCCTGCATGGGCAGCCCCGTCATCCCGATCAGCGACCCGAGCTCTAGCGCCTGCATCTGAGCGGCCATCGTTGGTGATGCCGCCAGCAGATCAACCCCCACCGTCGAGATGCGAGGCCGGGGAGTGGAGTTTGTGTTGGCGACCCATGCGGCAGCCTTCGCGGCGTCATCGTCGCTGGTGTAGAGCAGGTCGAAGTCTGCGGGGAACTCCCCGAACTTCGCCACACTGGCCGTGTCGGTGAAAACTTGAGTTGCGCCACCGGGGCGCGAGACCGTCACGCGGTTGATGAGTGACTGCGTGTCGGTGGTGAAAGTCAGGGACTCGTCAAAGTCTTCCGACCCAACGAACGCGGTCCAGCCTGCGCCGTAACGGTGCGATCTGGCATGGAACACGAGCTGCCCGGAGCCGTCAACAAACACCAGGCCCCGCTCGGTGGCAGCTACCGCGTTCATTGCGGCGACAGGAGATAGGTCAGTGGTGTCCTGATGCGCGGTCGCAGTGACCGCCCCGGTCTCAAGAGACCGAGCTGTGATGCCGAGCCAATCGAGATACCGCCCGATGCGCTGGTCGGTGCGGTCGGTGGTGAATCCGGTCGAGGCTGCGGGAGCGAGTGCCGCCACAGGCGGAGTCACGCCCAGCGATGGCACGTAGCAGAGTTCGGAGATTGACGCGGCAGCCATCGGCGCGAGGGTGTTGCCGCCCACGTCGATTCGGGTCACTCCGGGCCACTGGGTGCCGGTCATCACAGCGCCGCTACTGGAGGTGCCCGGGTCCCACACTCCATCCACCAGGGCGCCGACCGAAAACACCTCTTGCTCAGTCAAGCCGATCATCACACCTTGCGCAGCGACCAAGATGTGATGCGGCAGGCCGTCAGCAATCATCGACGACACACCAGTGTTGGTGAACCCGGCCTTGAATGCCGAGGAGATAGTGAGCATGCCCGAGGCGTTACAGCCGACGCTGAGTAGTGGTGCGCCGTCCTGCTTCTCGGTGTCCGGCCTCCGCAGCTGCACGAATGTCTGCGCGGCCACCGTCGACGTGGCGACCACGAACGACAGCACAAAACCCCACGAGACGCTGCCGGGGGTGTAGGAGCCAGGAGCGACCGGGAGAGCACGAGAAAGAGTCACTGACAAGTAGGGGCCAGCAGTCGCCGAGGCCCGCTCGAACGTCGCAGACCCGCCCTGCTGGGTCGCTGGGCCAGTACCCGAGCCGAGCGAGAATGTGCCGCCAGTGCCGCGCTGCTGCAACGTCATCGACGGCCACCCATTGCCCGACAGGTCGCCCACCGACAGCGACCCCTCAGGCTCGGCCATTGGGTAGTAGAGGACGGGGGATGCAGCGCGGGTGGTCTCGCGGAGAGTGGAGTCAAGATGGCGACGATTCAGCGCCGCCATTGCATCTACGGCAGTCACCGACACCACACACGCAGCCTCAGCACCCTTCGGCCACGTCACCTGAGTGGACTCCACGACCCCAGTGAACCGATTGGTCGTGACGCCGTTGACGGTGACCCGCAGCCTGATCGGCGTACCGACCGCGACACTCGCCGGGGGTGTGGTGGTGGAAATGTCCAGGGTGAGGGTCATCACCGAGGGCTGCACGTCGGCGAACTCATCCGACCTGCCACGGGTCACCGACACGGGCAGTTTGATGGACAGCAGTGACGTGATGTCGGTGGTGTAGCCGACGCCGACAAGCAGCTGCACGACGGGAGTGGCGCTCACCTGTGCCCACGCACCCGGTTGAAGTTTTTCGAGACTGCGACGATGTCTTGACCCCTGATCCGCCAGTCGATCCGGTCCAGGGCGTCCACAAACGCAGCCACCAGAGCCTCATGCGACGCCGACGACGACCCCACCGAACCGCTGCCAGGGCGACCACCGAAGCCGCCAACAGGAGCCAGCGACAAATCCCCGCCAACACCGGACACCATCCCCGACACGCTCGCGAGTTGCTTCCCGAGCGCGCGCTTGCGCGACTCGATGCCACGCATCAAGCCATCCATGATCAGGATGCCTGCCGGGGTCAGCATTCGAGCATCCTCAGCGGGGGGGCCCTTGTGATCCCGCACAAACTTCCCGATGCCGCGCAGGAACGAGCCGAGCTTGCCGAGCGAAGACTTGATGCCGCTGATCAAGCCCTCGATGATCTTCCTGCCCGCATCCACCAGCCACTTCCCGGCACCGGAGACTGCGCTCTTGACCTTGCCAGGGAGCTGCTTGATGAAGTCCAACGCGTTGCCAATCTTCGTCTTGATGGACGACGCGAACTTGATCGCGTACCCGATGCCGCGAATCAGTGCCGACCCGAACTTGGCGATGGCGCCCACGACACGGATCAGGCCCGTCACCAGCCAGGCGACAGCCGGAATAACCTTCGACAGAATCCAGCCCGCCAACCGAAAGAGCGGCGGCAGCAGTTTCGACCCAATCCACGCGGCGACCTTGAAGACGGCCTTGCCGAGCGAGATCAGGTAGGAGCCGACTGCCGAGATAGCGGGCTGCACGGCCCGGAACTTCGCAGCAGCAGCCGACAACGCCGGCTGAATCTTGGTCCGCCACACGTCACCGAACGCCGCAATCACCGGCTTGGCGCGCTGCCCGATATAGGACGCCACCTCTTGAATCGCGGGCACAACCTTGCCCTTGATCCAGCCAGCGTACGCAGCCAGCGTGCCAGTCACTTTGCTGACTCCGCCATTGAGCTGAGCGAACGCGGTCAGCACCTTGGATTTGATGAACCCACCGACCGCCTGCAGTGGCGGCACGAGGTTGGTCTTGATCCAGCCGCCAGCCTTCGACAGCGCAGGCCCCACTCGGTTGAGCAGGAACCCAGCAAACTCGGTAATCGGTGGCAGCAGCTTCGCGCCAATCGACTCGCCCAGTTCGGACCCGATCAGCTTCAACCGAGCGAACCGACCCGCCGTCGTGTCAGCGTGCTTGGACGCCGCACCCTTGAAGGTGTCGCCCAACTGGCCGACGACCTTCTTGAAGCTCATCGTCTTGCCTTCGGCGTCCTTGGTCTTGACACCAAGCCGCGACAAGGCACCCACGTTGCCGTTCTGGGCCTTCGCCAGCGCCGTCGATACCGCGCCGAGGTCCTTGCCCGTGCCCGCACTGATGTCCATCGCCAGACCGGCGAGCTTCTGCGCCTTCCCCACATCACCGGTCGCCCGGACCAGGTTGCTCAATGCGGGCCGCAAGTCGTCGTCAGCCACGCCCTTGGCGCGGCCCTGAGCGCTGATCCACTGTTCAGTCGCGGCAATCTGCGACTTCGTCGCACCGGCAGAGTTGCGGAATTGAGTCGCCATCCGCTTGGCCGACGCCTCGTCCTCAATCGCGGCCTGGACGAACTTCACCGCAGCGCCAGCAGCGACCACCAGGCCAGCCGCCAGCCCCATCGCGGCGAGCATCCCAGCCTTGCCGAGCAACTGCATCTTGCCGCGCTGACGATCCGCAGCCTTCCCGACCTTGTTGAACTTGTCGGAGGCTTGGTCTTTGGCGAGGATGTCGAATTTCAGGGTTGCGTTAGCCACCTGTGACCACCGCCTCGCCTGTTGTGTCTAGCTGTCACGTGCCGCCTTCGCGGCGTCACGCTGGTATTGGTCAATCCACGCCAACAGGGCGTTCTCTTGGGCGACCGTCAGCAGGTCGCACTCCCAAGGACGAATGTTCAGCAGGTGGGCTAAGAGCCCGTAATAGCGTTCTCGTCGCTCGGCTCGGGGGCTTCGTCCGACGCTTTTGGGGCCTCATCGAGCGTCCCCCGCAGCAGATCCAAAGCAGCCTGCTCACGCTCGGACAACTCGGGTTCAGCCTCCAACGCAGCGATAGCTTCGCGGGTCTCGTCCTCGTCCAGCTCGAAGTCCACCTCGGCGTACGAAAAGACGACCTCGTCCCACTTGAGTGTGGGCCTCGACCGCTTCAACAGCACGAACAACAGACCATGATGGGCGAGCATCGACCCGCGACCGAGCTGGGCCTGCCACTCCTCGAACGTCCAGCCGGTATGCCGCTCAATCGCCTCAGCCTCAGGCGACAACAACCGCGAGGCGTCGTACTCCCAGCTTTGCGGCTCGGCACCCTCGGGTGTATAGACGTAGCGCATTTTCAGACCCCCTGGGCGACCTTCTCGGCCACCCTCTCCATTGCGTCGATGATGTTCTTCTGTAGCAGGTCCAAGTCCTCGATGATGGCCTTGTCGAACCACCCCGGCTCCACCGCCTGCGTGTACCAGTGGGACCGGTTGCCATACAGCGGGTGCCTCAAAATGCCCTCGTTGAGTCGCGACAGCATCGACTTGCCACGCTTCCCGATCAGGCTCACCCCAGCCGACTTGCCAGTCAGGCGCGTGCGGGCACTGATGGTCGCTGTCGCCACTCGGTCAGCGAGCCCGCCACTAGACGGGAGCCGCTCCCGAATCCGGTCACGGATGTCAGAGATGATCGGCTTGACTGAGGCACGGATGCCGGCCAGCAGCTCCTTGCGGAGGTCGTTGCGGCCCGCCTCCTTGAGCTGCTTCGCCAGCCTCTCGAGGTCCTCCGCACCCCGGATGCTGATTTCGGTCACAGCGTGGTGTCAGTCGAGATGTAGTCAATCGACACCAGCGGATTCGTGCCGTCGAGTTGCGCGACGAACGGGTAACCGCCGCTCGTGACATCGGGGCCATCGACGGTCGGGGTGTCACCGTCGAAGAACACCATTGGAACCTTGATCCGGAAAGTCTGGTAGTACGTCGAAGCGATCAACGGACCCACAAACTCAATCACCAGCGACGTGGCCGAGTCGGCGGCGAACCGGTCAGCGAAGTCGGCCTTGTTGACCAGGTCGACATCGAGCGAACCGGACACCTTCAGCCAGTCGTTCATGATCGGCTCAGCCTTGAGCCCACCCGCGCCCGCGTAGAAGCGCTCTGAGGCCATGCCTCGGTCGAATTTGACCGAGAAGCCCTTGACCCCGGACACCGCAGCCTCAGCGCCGAACGTGCCGAGCTTGACCGACATCTGTGCCCAGTGGAACGGGGCGACCCCGGTCGCCAGTGATGCCGCTACCAGAGTCTCAACCTCTGATGCCTGCCGCCCATCGACGTCGAGCGACATGGTGAGCGGCTCGCCCACCTTGCACGAGAACTCAGCGCCGGAGAGCTTGCAGCCCTTGAAGGTGAATGGGCGCACGGTCCCAGTCAAGTCGGGTACGCCATGCTGGATGGTCAGGGACTTGCCGATGTTGTCGCCCACTGTGTGAGCCTGGAGGTAGGCAGCCGTCGCGCCCTGCTGGACCGGAGTAGCTGAGGACCCCAGTAGGTGGGCCAGCAGCAGCCCCATGCCCTTGTTGGCGACCTCAAGCTCAAAGCCACCCTCGACGGACTCAGAGGTGACCACGCGGCGCGACCCCAGCTGAGCAATCTGCCCAGCCGCGAGCCCGCCGCCCTGGACAACGTTCTTCTTCTTCTTCAGGTCAGCCTTGTTGTATTCCGGGAACCGAGTCGGAGCCACATAGGTCCCATACGTGGATTCGGCAGCAACGCCGATCTGGGCGGCAAGCCCCGAAGCAATAGCCATCTAATCAGCCCTCCTGGGACTCGTCGTTGGTGGAGTCGTCCGGATCGTCGTCCGGCTCAGTCACAAGCTCCGGATTCGCGGCAGCAAGAGCAGCCTGATAGTCGGCCTCGGCCTTTAGCTCGGCAGCCTTCGCTTCCTTGTCGACCGCCTCCCAAATGGCCGACTGTGTGAAGGCATAAACGTGATCGGGGTCCACCTCGATCACCTGGCCATCCATCACCAGGCGCGACAGCGAGGGGACGAAACGGTCCTCGCCGGAAACGTTGCGGATCTTTGCCACCAGGGCCTCCTAGATGCGTGCCCGGAAACCGAGCTGGAAACTGATTTGGGCCTCAGCGCCGAAGTCGGACTGAGATTGGTCGTAATGGGTGATCCGGACCCCGGACCACAGCAGCCCCGGCACGCCACCGAGGGTCAGGTCAGACAAGACAGCCGCACCAATCGCGGCCACCGCAGCGAAAACGCGGTCACGCGCTGCCTTCTGGTCACTATCGCCGTCCACGGCGTAGGCGATGCAGTCCAGAGAGCCGGACTCGTCGCGGGAGAGATCCCCCAGCGTCGCCCAATCCTGCTCCACCGTCGCCGCCGTCGACAGGTTCGAGGAGGTGGGGTCAGGGATGCCGACCACCACGAAATCGGAGGGATCTTCACCGAGCCCGACACCGTCGAATACGACGAACCCCAGCGGCTCCACCGCAGCCTCAGACAAGCCCACTAAGGCGTCAGTGACCGCAGGAATGACCGAAGGAATCACGCGAACCCCAGCGACCGATGTGGGGCCAGCAAGGACTCCACTGCAGCAGGCAGTAGATAGCCACCCAGCGCGGCAGCCGACTCCACGGCGCGGTTGCCTCCCTTGCGAATGGTTGACGCCCACATGTGCCGCGCCAACTCCAACACCGCCAACTCCAAGTCAGCAGGCAGCGCGTCGAATCCAGCGGTATAGGTGAGCACGTCACCCGCACTAAACGAACCTTTGGCGATGCTCGTCGCGGGATTCACGGTCACTCCGGCAGGCGACGTGACCGCAGAGACGTTCACGTGCGGCAGGACTACCGACCCAGCAGAGGTCGCGGTACAGGTGTAGGTGCCGACCCTGAGTGGCGAGTCGATGACCCTAGCCACCGCAGCCTCGGCAGCATCGAGGATGCGCTGCGCTGCGGCGTCCTGTTCCGAGCCCGACAAGCCTACGTGGGCTTTGAAGGTCTCAAGGTCAAGCACGGACACCGGCTACGCCTTGGCTTTCGGGGCGCGCTTGGTGGCCTTCGGAGCAGGCCGAGTGACAGGTGCGCCCTCGTCCTCGCCAGGCACCTGAGCCAGCCCAGCGTTGAGCAAGTCCACAGCTTCGGTGTCAGGCAGGTCGACGACCTCCCCAATCTCGGGCCAATCCTGGCCGTCCCGAGTGCCGGAGATGCGCGACTTCATCTGGACCTTCA